TGCTGCGTGTATAAAATAAGTATTACCAATATATGTTCCAGTATGCCAACCAGATGGTGATGCTTTACTTCTGAAAAATACTAAATCACCTACCATCAAACTATCTTTTTTTAAACGTTGAGTTTGCTCCCATTGTTTATATGCTACTTCACCTAACACTTTATTATAAACATCTTTATATAAACGTTTATTGAATTGTGAACAATCAATTCCTCGTTCACTATTCCCTCCCAATTTATATGGTTTACCTATCCAATATAACATGAACTTATTTAGTATGGAATCAGATGTTAGGATTTCATCACTTATTGCCGGTAATTTAAATTCAGTATATTTGTTTTTTACTTGTGATGTTGAAGTTATACTGAGTATGACTAAAATAGTTGTAATTATAATTTGTTTCATTATTATTTATTCTTTTTATTGTGTGCTTTGGGTCTACCATTCTCATCCAATAGAACAAAAATGATTTTATCTATTTTAATGATTGATTGTTTGGTGTTTTTATTTCTAACATCACAACATAACGTTACTGATGTTGTCCCAAATTTAACCAAATCCATTCCAAATTCAATTATGTCACCAACCTTTGCGGTGGTTACAAAATCAATCTCAGACATTGCCTTAGTAACAATATTAGAACTACCTAACTGACAAATTGCAAAGATTGATGCCTCCTCATCAATCCACTTTAATAATTGACCACCGAATAAAGTTCCTCTTGGGTTTAAGTCACTTGGTTTAATCAATTTTCTAGTCCTATAAATCATCAGTTAAGTATTTTATAATCTTTTCTTTTATTCCTGTTTGTTTAATTCCTTCAATACTTTTTGGTGTTAACACGAAGTTAGTTAATCCCCAGTCCATAACCATATCTCCCCAAGTATCGTGTGTTTGTGGAATACCCATATTCAGGTCATCCACAGCAACCCAATGTGTGATTTCTTTATGGTCTTGTAGGTATTGGTTAATCTCGATTGAACGTTCTTGTTCTAATTCCCAACGAGGTGACCATACAAAATTTTGAGGTACATCACTATCAATTAGTTTCTTTGTGAATGCTATTGGTTTCTTTTTGATTCCTTGTGACTCATAATATTCACCCATCTCCTCAACAGAGGCCCATCTTTTCCAATCAGATGAGACAACGATTTCAGCATTAGTTTCTTCCAGTATTTCATTTAATATTTCAATTGCTTTCCTATTAAAATTGTCAAAACGTGCGTTAACCGGTAAGGATTCTACCGATTGACTTAACTTACGTCCTAATTTTTTTTGTTTTTTGTGTCTACCACCCCATTCCGTTGATAAACAAATCACTCCGTCGTGATCTAAAAATATTACTTTCATATAATCTTATTAACATATACAAATATACGAAATATTTTTAATTATATTAAGAGTTCTCGTTAATATATTCAATTTGTGGTGTCCAAACACCTTCAGATATAAATGTGGGCTTATTATTTCTATCAATCATAACCCATTCTACTTTAACAATTCCCCACGGTTCAAATTGTTCTAACACATCACTCAATGTGAAACATTTACAACTGTAGATATCGAACTGAGCCATTGCCGGTTCGTGATTATCCCATATGTGAATTGATGAGTGGGATGTTGCAAGAGTTACGGTTCCCGTTAAACCCTCATTACCTGGATAATCCACGTAAACACTTGTTGGTCCTCCGACTACTTCCATCTTTACTTTGTGAACTAAATCAACAAACCATTTATTTAAAACATCCACCTCTTTTGGTGGATTTGTAAGCCAAATCTTCATTAATAGATGTTGGTGATACGGTACGAATTCTTCCTGCATCAATGTATTTTTTACTACACATATATATCACGAAAATTGTATTTTTCTACTTCTGATTTATTTTAATATTTTATTTAATTAACCAAGATGAAGATTGGATTTTATCTCCCATACCGTCAATCAATTTTATACCCAACCAATCACATACTTGTCTCTCAGGGATTGTATCATTGATTTGGTCCCCACCATTGGCAAAGAATAGTTCATCTGATGAATCCTCCAAAGAATGAATCGTACTGATTGTTTGACAGACAGTTCTATCCGTATCAATAGATAAAAATACCCTGTCAACCATTTTTAAATTTTGAATAATGAACATTCTCTCATCTTCATCTTGAAACTCTTTACTACCCTTTAACTCCCTCTGTTTGTCATTGTTAACAATAACATATAGTTTGTCACCATATTCCTTGGACTTATTAAAATATTCAATATGTCCCTTATGAAGAGGATTAAAGTATCCACTTACCACCACAATTCTCATTTTTATATTTTTTAAATGTTTTTACAAATTCTTTTTCATAAACCTTTAATTCTTTGGTGTCCATACCATTATATAAACCTGTTGACATAAAAGCATGAATTTCATCGTCTAATATTTTTTTATCGTTAACATAACCCATTTTAATTAGTTTCTTTTTTAACTTTTCATAATGAATTGGTTTGATAGTTTTGATTAATTTGGTTATTTCTTTTTTATATTCTTTATTGGTAAAGTACAAACCGTGAGCAATTTCGTGGTCCATAGTTCTTAAATCTTTACCACTTGCACCAATTAGATACCAATCGACTTGTTTATTATCATTTTTTTCCGATGAGTCCTTTTCACAATACCAATAAATGTCATTCATAATTGCATCGTACTCAGTGTCTTTACAAAATATGTGATGAGCCTGGTGAATTATATTACATGGTATATTATACCCAGACCAATCATCTGGATATGTAAACATTCTTTTCTTCCATGAAGATTTATAAAATCTCATGTACTCCATCCATGTGAATGGTTTACCTCTAAATTTTTTATATGGAGATTCGTAAAATTCTTGGTAACGACAGAATAACATTGCCCTGTCATAGTCATCGTCTATCTCCACACAATAGATAAATGGTCTTACTTCTTTAACAACCCCCTTAACTAACGGATGATTGATTTTCATTTGTAATCATTTTATATAATTTATCCGCAACCATTTGGTTTGATTTTATTCCCATATGTTCGTCATTAGAAAGTCCATAAGTTTCGTGTTTGATTAATAACCCATCCTCATCCGCCCATTGGCCCATAGGTCTTTCAAATTTATCACTAAACCAAACAAAATTGTAATTTAAATTAACTTTTTTCCTTTTTAAAAAATAATCTAAATCACCACTATCCATAATAATATATTCAACATCGTTTAACTTTAAAAAAGAAATCAACCCAACCAAATTGGCCATCCACTTGTCCCTTTCAAAATAATAATCAATAAAACTATTAAAGTAAGTTGTTGCGTCTTTATGTATCTTGTGTGTATCTTTTTTATTGTTACCACAAGCAACATCAGTCTCATCATCAGGAGATAAAATATTACCAACCGTCATGTTAATTGTTCTACCTAAATCAATTGAATTTAATTCTTCTCTCCATCCTGGTGGTATTTCCAATATTACTAAAGTTTCCTTTATTGTTGAGTAATTTTCCAAAAGATAATCATATGTTTTTCTTAACATACGAGTGATCGATCCACCAGGTGCACCTTCATTTACAATATCAACATTTAATTTTTTTGCTAATATGTTTGGATACGCAAAATCTAGATGATTATTGATATCAATATTGTGTTGTTCTTTGTAAATTTTCTTAACATCTTTCCATATGAATCCTGCACCAATACATTGACTCCCACCACAAACATATATTTTTTTTATATCTTTCATCTGCAACTTTTTAAAATTTCCAAACAAAGTTCTTCAGGTATTTTACTTCTTTCATATGCGTTTGCTCGACCTTGTGTTCCAGTTCTCGAACCTCTTGGTGCGGCAACGTGACATGGGTCACCGTTCTTACACATTGGTTTTGGTATCCATGTGTCACTGTTAGTCCATATGTCAGTTGGTTTCATACGTTCGTCACCATATTGACAATAGGTGACCGTTTGTCGTTTCAAATTTTGAACCAAATCCATTTTACGAAGTAATCCCCGTGGGTTTTCCATAAACCAATGTTGGGGTTTATAGTGGTCAATAATCTCTAATGTTTTCTTTACGAGTTCAATACCTAATCTAGCAGTATCTGTATTAGGGATGTATGCTCCTTTACCGCCAGTCCAATGATGACCAATTGCTGCGACACTAAATCCAGTACAAGGTGGTGAAGCCCAAATGACGTCTGGTTTAAAAGGAACTTTCTTATAATCAAAATCTAATATACTAACTGCGTAGTTAATACCATCAAAGTCAATTAGGTCGGAAGAAAAAACTTCCATACCAAGTTTTTCAGCAATCTTTCCGACGGAACGACTACCCGCAAATAATTCTAATACCTTCATAGGTATAATATAGAAAAAATAAATGAGAAAAAAAAATGTTAGAGTGCGAATGACTCACCACAACCACAAGTTCGACTTGCCTGTGGGTTAACCCAATTGAATCCTTTTCCGTTTAATCCATCGGAATAATCTAATTCAGTACCATATAGATATAAAAGTGATTTTTTATCTATAATTACCCTCAATACGTTTAAATCAACAACTTCATCCATATCTGTTATTGTATTGTCAAAATCCATTGCATAAGATAACCCACTACATCCACCACCTTTGACCCCAACGCGTAGGTAATGAGTATCGGGACTTATCCCTTGATTTATCATTAACTCTATAACATGTTCAAGTGCTTTCTCTGAAACGGTAACCATCTTAATTGTATTTGTTTTTATACATGTGAGGGGTTAAAGATTATTTCTTCTAATCCGTTCTTCACTCTATAATCGTTTATTGCGGATTTAATGGCATCCTCGGCCAATACTGAACAATGTATCTTAACTGGTGGTAATGATAGTTCTTCGACTAAGTCCATGTTATCAATTGTCAACGCGTCATCGATACTTCTCCCTTTCAACCATTCGGTAGCGACGGATGATGATGCTATTGCAGAACCACATCCAAAGGTTTTAAATTTTGCGTCGATAATAATATTGTCAACAACCTCAATTTGTAATCTCATGACATCACCACATTCAGGAGCCCCAACCAAACCAGTTCCTACATTTATACTAGATTTATCTAAAGTTCCTACGTTTCTGGGATTATTGAAATGGTCTATTACCTTATTTCCGTATGCCATAGTATTTGTTTATATGATAAATATCACAAAATTAAATCGTCTAAATCGATATTATGTTCGGATATGATTTCATGTATCTTTTCAAACACTAACTCAAGAGCATCGTATTTGTCAATTTCCTTACCTTCCATAGACCACTCCAACCCTTTCTTAGTGTTGTGAGTAATCTCCCATAGGGCTAATGCCAAGTCTAACGATTTTACTGCACGTTTGTGTGCATACGCATCGTCTGCGTCATTTAAATCATACTCTATTTTTGCCTTCGCCATAAGTCAGTTAGTTTTTTAGTTGGTCTCTTAGTTTTATAGTTACCGTTTTCGGTTTCTTCTAGTAATGGGGCCCTCCAAATCTCGTAAGCCATCCATAAACCCGAAAAAATCATTAATAATGCAATATACTTCATATGAATATTTTTATATTGTAAAATATTGCGTTTTCCAAAACTGCCACCATTTCTTTTTTTGAACTGGTCTACATTCTGAAAACGGATTATTTCCAAATGAAACCGAGTTTGAATATTTTGAAGTCAATACATTTAAAAATACCTCATGATATTTTTTTGGTATTTCATCAAAATCCGCACTTATATTAACATTTAAATACTTTGGTCCATCCTCTGTATGAACGGTAAATTGTTCATTCAAACTAATAATGGTGCTGGCCTTTATGTTTAAGTATTTTGTTCCACCTAAATTTAGGTCACCACTAATATGTTTCTTAAATTCTTCGTCTGACATTTTTACTCTGTTTGTGTTGCTTTTATCAATTCTATTTCTTCAACCGCTTTAGGGTTTATTTCTTTATAGATTTCCAAAGCCATTTCATATTTACCAGCGTCATTAAAATATTGAATTTCTAAACTATCAATTTGTTTTGATGATGATATTTTAAGTTCCCGATAAACCCTATCTTTCTCAAAATATTCAAACGTCATGATTACTAAACCTAACAATGTCATCGCTAACCCCGCCCTAAATTTAGTCTCAGTTGTCATTAGTCTAAATTTTTAATATCAGATAATATTTTTTCCACATCTTCTTCGGAAAGGTAACCAAGTACGTCATCTGTAATTGGTGTACTATATGATATTTCTCCGTTTTTACCAAAGACGGCCAATTCATATAAACCATTTTTACCTCCATAGGTGTGTTCACCTTTTACAATGCTAGCTCCGTATCCATTTGGAAATTGCACAATACATTGTTCTCCCATTCCCATTGGATGACTTAGGAAATTTAATTCGTTGAACACTGTTGTGTCAAAGTTGTTCTTTGGTCTTTCTGTTGTTTTCATATTAAAATATTTCTTCAGCAATTCCTAAAGCTTCAGCAAATATGAATAACAATGCCGAACTTTTAAAATCGCCATTAAATAAAAAATAACACGCTCCAAATCTAATAATGGACTTAATAATACTAATCCAAAAATGACTATTTGTTTTTGATTCTTTCTGTTGCATAATCTAATATAGTTAAATTTTCTTGGATTTCAAAATTTCTTGTGAATTTAAAATATCCTCAACGATTTGGATTCTTTCACCAATCCATCTCATTACATTTACTGTCATTGAGTTACCAATAATACCTTTTACATTGGAATATGATGGTTTCTTACCATTAATATTGAAATCAAGATAATCATCTGGAAATCCTTGAAGTCTAAGTAATTCCTTCTCGGTGAATTCGCGGATACCACCCTTATCAACCCAATAATTAGAGGTTGATTCCTTACCAAATCCATCGGTTAGTGTTTTAGAATATGATTTGGTTATTGTACCTGCGATTCTAATTTGTCCGAGAATACTTTTGGTACGCTCATCCCTCTCTTTGATAGTCTCTTTTTTAAATTTCTTAAAGCATCCTTCGTCAAATAGTATTGCTGCAGGGACTCTCCAGTCGGTTCCACGATATCCAACAATGTAGACTCTTTTGCGTCGTTGGGGAACTCCGAAATATTGGGAGTCGAAAACCCGATAAGCGATTGACCTTTTGGTACCTTGAACAACACCTCCCCCACGATTGATTTGGTCTGGTCTAAAATCGACACCTGTGAAAGAGGAGATGATGTTACACAATCCTTCTTTATGTTTTTTGTCAAAAACACTGTCGACGTTTTCCCATACGTTGTACTTGGGAGATTTTGCGTCAAGAATTGTTCCATATTTAATGGCGAGTTGAGCACGTAAGTCATCCATTCCTTTTCTGAGTCCTGAATTTGACCATGCTTGGCACGGTGTGCCTGCGACAAAGACGTCGAAATTTGTTTTTTTGAATTCTTCATTGTCTAATAAATTTAACATGTTTGAATAAAATGGTACTTCCGGATAAAGATGTTTAAGAACTTTCTGTGGAAAAGATGCGAAATCACAAAGACCTTCACATTTCCAACCAAGATGTTCCCAAGCGACGGTTGCCGCCTCCATACCACTACACGCCGAGAAATACGATAGGGGTGTTGGGGTTAATGTTTTTTTCTTGTTCATTATTAATAAGTTAGTTTGTTAAACCAAAATTAGGAATAATTCTTGAAATGCCAATAAGATTTAAAATATTTTTTTTAATTGATTATCAATGACTTATAAAGTCATATTTTTCCTTTTTCCATTCCATATTTGTGTACTTACTAAATCTTTCACTTAAAACATCGGTGGCGTCGTTAAACACGGATAAAACGGCGGTATTCGCCTTTCCGTAGGATTGTATCAACTTACCTTTTCTGTACTGTAAATTGATTCTTTTTCTTTTATGTTGTAAGGCAACAAATATATATAATGATCCGTGTTGAAATTGTTTAGACATACAATTTTTCATATAATACCCCTCTAATCTAAATTCATCTTCATTTATTAAAACTTTAGGTTTAAAGATGTCGTTACCTATTTTTATGTCTTGTTCAATATCATTAATAAATTCTACCGGTAAATCATATTTTACTTTATAACCACGTGCGAAATGAAATTTAATTCCTGACCAATACTCCATATGATTTTCAAACTCACCATCGGTCTTCGCTTTAAATTTTAAAACAACCCCCTTTGATTCCAATAAATCACGAACGATAAAAAGTTTATTAAGAGAATATACCAATGAATCTGTCTTAATAGATTCTGTCTCCCAATTGTTAACAATTTTTACCATACAACTTTTTTCTGAATCATTTTTTAATTCGTGTATTTTATTATTTGGTGGCATATCATAACAATGAAGTTCCCATGCAATTTTTTTAAGATATTCAATATGATTTTCACCAAATAATTTGCACAAATAATTTAACGAGCCTAAATGTATTGGTCTCTCTAAAGTTTTATTAAGACAACTTATTAAGAATTTTGATTTGATTCCATATGAATCTAAAACCGACGGTAGGAATTTATTATCATTTTTTAATAACCATTTCTTCTTTGGGTAATCGTTTTGTATATCGAAGTATACATTGTTATGACCCTTAATTCCTTTAACGTTTAAATGAAAATCAACTAACATATCATATAAAAAGTTGACTTGATATTCCCCTTTTAGTATTTTATTTTTGGTATAGTCGGAATTAAATTTATGTTTTATCTTCTCACATATGATGTTTAAAATCTGTTCAGTACATCTTGTGTACTTAACACCCCAGTAACCAATTCGTTTTTCTCCTCTTTCAAAACCATTTTCCGTTAAATCTAACAGTAATTTAAAATCGTTTTTTTTAATTCTTGTTGAGTTTCTGAACATCTTATCATCGGTAAGATTTTCATTTATTATCTTATATGTGACTTGTAAATCACCACTATTAATATCGATATCTAACATATGTTCAAACGTTACATTTTTGTTTGATCCATATCTTTGATAATTAAAATGATAAAGACTTGTGTAGATTAATTTAGTATCATCCCCAAATAATTTTAAATCACAAATTGATTTTGAATTACTTTTGGTTTCTTTTTTTTCTTGGTAGTGTTTAAACAATAAATCCATATAAAAATATATATGGATTGGTTGATATTGTGTAGTTTAAAAGGGTAGTAAATACCTATTAACGTCTCCCATAACATCAGTTAACATTCTTGGTTCTCTTTGTTCGGGTTTAACTTCTATTCCATTTATTTTAATAAGAACTTTTTGTTTACTTATTGAATTTAATAATCCTAATCTAGCGTAACTCTTTGTTTTCTTAGTTAATTCAACGACCGCCATTGCAATATCTTCTGGTGGTTGAGCATTACAAAAATGTCTTGCTTGCATTAATGAACCGGTTTGACAATCAAATTCACATGTAACCCTATCCGACTTATCTTTAGTTCTAATTGACACTATAATTGACCTGTCTTTATCGGAATATGAGGCAACACAATGATGCATAAAACTACCTTCCTCATTATACTCTTCTTCACGTTTTAAAATGTAAGGATAAAATGTTATATCTCCGTAATTCTCATTACCCAAATCAATTTTTAAATCTATCGGTTTTTCAACATCATTAACCATCTTATCTGAGAAAACATATTCAACAACGTAACCCTTTTTAATCATGGACATCATTTTAGATAACTCACTATGTTCATTTCTAAAATCATCGTATGTTTTTGCCCTCATATGTAAATCAGGTATAAATTCACGTAACTTATCAATCATTTTGAAGTGGTCCTCCAAATCGTTTAAAAAATTATAATTAACTAAGGTTTCCATTTTACCTAATAACCTTTCATACCCTCTAACCGAAACGCCCAAATTATTAATAATTTTAACAATATTTTCTTTTTCAGAATTTAATACGTTGAGTTTATTTTTCTTTAATTCTTCAGCAAATTTAGATTTGGGATAACCGAAATTAATTGAGTTTTCATTAGTTGAATTTCCAAAGTGTTCTAAATTTATACTTCCAATATACTTTGGGAAATTATCACCGAACAAATAACATAACCTGGCCAATGAGTGTATATCCAATTTTTTACTGAAGTGCATAATTTTAATTGTGATTTTAGATTTTATTTGAAACATATCTAAAATTGATGCAATTAGTTTCCTTTCATTTTTCTTTAAGAACTTTTCTGTTGGATAGTATTTTTTTATCCACTCACCATAATCGTTAGATACTTTAATCTTCTTCAATTCAACAAATTTCTCTAACATTAATTGTACGAACCATATACCATTAAAACTAAAATTTTGATTTAGATTGAATGTTCTATCTATTTCAAAAATAAAATCAGTATTATTAAATGTCTCATTATATTCTTTCAACAGAACCGAATCGTCACTCAAAGATTTTCTCATACTTAAAATTCCACCATCTTTGAATTGTATTTCTAAAAAATTAAAATTATTTGTTCTAAATGTCTTGGTTGTTTTCTTACCACTTTTATTCATGGTGAGTGTGGTAAAATTGCCGTTATTCATATTAAACGTTACCGACTCAACACTTGTTGATTTCCTAAAGTAAATGTTATTAAATGCTCTGTGATTATTGTGACGATAAACTTTAATTGTTACTTTATCTCCGTGTCTCCTGATAGAACGTTCAATTGTATTAACGGTAATTTCACTAAATGGACGACCATAGTGTTTTTTAATGTGTCTATCGTCTCTGGTTTCAAAATTTCTAATTGCGTAGTTTATTATGGAACGTTCGTTTACGCCGGGTTCACTATAGAAAAATTTTGTTTTTCTTTTCCCTACTTTTTCAGGAAATTCCGTTGTTCTACCAACCGTTGGTTTCCTTAAATCATCTATTGTAAACTTCATGAGTCTCACAGTACTTTCAAACAACTCGTCGTCCCCATCGTCAAATGTAGAATCTAAATCAACCCCCATCGAACTTAATGATTTTTCCTTATCAATTAGTTTACAATAATCCTTGAAAACCGTTATAGTTGCGTAGGTAAATTTTTGACTTATAATTTCCTCCATTTTAGTAAGTTTAGTAAACAAATATACAAAAAATATTTAAGAAATATTTATTAATGTTAAAATATTAAAAACATGGCGAAAGCAAAAGGAAGTTCTTCATCGATGAAGATGTCATTTGGTAAAAAAACAACAGGTAAAGCTCGTAAATCTTACGGTCCAAAAGACCAAAAACCAAAGAAATATAAAGGTCAAGGACGTTAATTACTTAACGTGGCCTTTATTGGTAGATGTGATTCGTACCCTTCAATTATGAATTGATGTGGTTGTGCTCCTTTTATAAAATCATCAAACGTATCTCTATGGTGTTCAAATTGTGCCAATACTAATGGGCTAAAGTTTAGTGTAGGTAATTTTTTGTACGGTTCTCTACCAATTTGTTCCTTAGCTTGTTCTATATGGTTAGAATAGAGATGTACATCACCCAAATTACCTATTAAATCTTCTGCCATCATATTAACTTCATTAGCGAGTATCTCTAATAACAAACCATACGACGCAATATTAAATGGTAAACCTAAGAATGTATCAACTGAACGTTGGTTCCACATTAATGATATTGCACGTTTGGGTATTTTATAAGACTCAAGTTCTTCACTTAATCCACCACCAAATGGGACTATATCATCAACCATTGATTTAAATCTTTCTTCGCCAACCTTATTCTTTAATAAGTCCCACATCTCTTCTGCTGATAGTTTTCTTGTGTACACTTGGAATCCATAATGACATGGAGGTAAAACCATTTGGTCTAACTCACCCACATTCCAAGCACTTACAATTAATCGTCTTGAGTCTGGATTTGTTTTGAGTTCGTTGATTAGATTTGTAATTTGGTCTATTGGTGGGTATTTGAAATATGATACCCCATCGAGATGTTCATCCTCAGTTTTCCAAGTTCTCCATTGTTTACCATAAATTGGACCTAAATCTCCCCACCTATTTGCAAACCTATTGTCGGTTTTTATTTTCTCAATAAATTCTACTTGTGTAAGTTGACTTTCGTTTCCAAACCATTCAGTCATATTTTTTTGGTAGTTCATGTAAGTATCACCATCCCAAATGTGACAATCATTATCAACAAGGTATTTGATGTTAGTGTCACCACGGAGGAACCATAACAATTCGGTTACCATTGTCTTCCATGCCATTTTCTTTGTGGTAAGCAATGGAAACCCTTGTGACATCTTATGTTTAATTTGTCTACCGAATACTGAAATGGTTCCTGTCCCCGTTCTGTCCGTTTTTACGACTCCATTATCTAAAATATCTTGTAATAAATCTTGATATCTTTTATCTAATCTATTCATGTTTACCATTTTGGCTCCTCTAACCTTTTTATATTATCTTGTTCGTCTTGTCTATTAAAAATTTCTTTATGAGATAGAATTCTGTGAAACTCTCTATATGATTGTGGTTGATAAATTTTTAAATGATTAATCCCATATTCATACTCAAATAAAATTTCAGAATATCTTTTTTCTTTAGAATCAAATCCATCTGATTGCATTTTCAAATCCATTTGTAATTCATTAATCACGTTTTGTAACGAATCTTCCTTACAGATTGTTGTTGTCACAACGGGTATGGTTTTATCATTAAAATACGTTAATGAAACAAATACACCAATGAGTGCCCCAATCATTAATCCAATTACTAATACACCTCCATTATTATTTTCCATATCCTTGTTGTATTTGTATTCCCATCATGTACGTTAACCATCTAATTGTTAATCCCCAAGATGGTGATGTTACACCCGTCTCAAGAAACTCAGTTTTATTATAAAAGAAAACAATTGTTGGAATTAAAAACCAATGATGTTTTTTCTTGTAAATAAAAAAGTCTTTATAGTATTTCTTTTTCATTTTATTTATTTTTTTATAATGAAACAACCTGGTGGTAAACCCGAGTCATCATTTGTATACCTTAAATTAATATCTAATTGTTGATTGGTTACGGGATGGTTTAAGAATTCAGGTATATCTCTTTGTTTAAAAAATACTCTAATTGCATCTAAGGATTCATATAGACCAGAATCATCAAATATAATATATCCACCTATTTGTACCTTATCATATAATTCTTCTAAAGTTTCTAGTGTGGCGGAAAATGCATCCACATCTATTCTTAATAATGATATTTTTTCTATTCCAGATGTTGGTAGAGTATCTTTAACAAATCCTTTTAAAAATTTAATTCGTTTGTCATCACTTAATCCATATGATTTAAAGTGTGATTGAACTTCTTCTAAACTAATGGCTATCGGACCAACAGAATTGTGTGTGTAATGATTTGTATGTCTTTCCCTATCATAACTATGTTTAGCAATTTCAATAGGTTGGAACCCTTCATATGAATCACATACCCAAATATTTTTATCCTGAAAAACATAACTTAAAAATATTGAAAATCCACCCCTCCAAACACCACACTCTACTATATCTCCATCTACTTTGGATATTTCAGAATGATGGTTGAATATCGTTTTAAATTCATCGGGACGAACCATCGTAATTTTGTTATCAATAAGATTTTTTATTAAATCTTCATAACTTGTAATTGTGTCCATCTTATTTATTTTTTTTAGGTTTTCTAATGTAATCTAACACAATGTTAAAGGAACCGAGGCTAATTACACCCCACCCAAAGTATTTAACCAACTCGGGGTCGGCACCTTTAAGACCGTACTTCTGAACTAATATTCCAGTCAGTATCATCATTATGTAGATGATTTCCTTGATTTTTATTTTCATTTTGTTTTAATTTACTTAAACATTTATATAAAGCACTTGCTTCCATTAAATTGAACACACGATTGTGTAAACCAAACTCAATTGATTTTTCTAAAACCGATATCGCTTGTTTATTATCCATACCATTCACGAAGTTATCAAATTCTTCTGTATCTTCGAACTCTATTAATCCTCCAAATATATTTTCCATAATTCAATATTACTAATTTTATTTTAAAAAACCAAATAATTATAGGTATGTCAGTACATATTAACAACCAAACATTTGAAGCCGAGTACCTAAAAACACCAGAAGACATTCGTAAAGGTATGATGGGTAGAGATTCATTAAGTGGTTGTATGGTTTTCAATATGGGTAAAGGTTATCATTCATTTTGGATGATGAATTGTTTAATACCCCTTGACATAATTTTTGTTTTAAACAAACGTATTAGTCGAATACACACAAACTGTGAAGCTCCCGACAGTCATTGGACCAATCCACCAAGGTATACGGGTATTGGTGATCATGTGATTGAATTTCCCGCAGGTACCTGTGATGGTTGGAAGGTCGGTGATAAAGTTGCTATGTACTTAGGAACTCCTCTGAATCCTGTTCGATAACAACCTCAACAGGATTATCGTACTTTACCCTTGGTTTAACCTTTTCAAACACCCAAAAATAAGAATGGTATTTACGAGCGTGTTCTTGTTTGGTCCACTTAGTTCCAAAACTGTTGATACGAACGTTAGATGTTAATATGAATAAATCTCTTGGGTAAAAACCTAACTCCTGAGCCATGTTCATCACCATAACATGTGAGAAGTGGTTCTTACCGCCAGATACCGTATCTTGACATTTAAAGACCACGTGACCGCCTTTCTCACAAACTCGATACAATTCCTTTAACGTATTATAATAATGAACCTTAAGGTGGTTATATGTCTCATAACCCTCAAATCTTTTTGCTATTATTGAGCTTCCCTCTTTATTGTCCTTATATGATTTACCCGCAATCACAAACGGAGGGTCGAACATTATACTTTTCATTGACCCATCAGCGAACGATAAATTTTCGGAACTACACTCAATAACCGTATCATTAACGGGGTAGATGTCGGATTTATTAACGGGTGAGGGTAAATCCTTCCAAAAATTTCCCTTTGAATATGTGCAATCTAAATCGAATCTTTCGATGTTATAGAGGAACATAATGTTCTTAATTGCTTCGTAGTTACTATTGTAAACACTTTTTACTGGTTTGAAATCTGATTCCATTTGTTTAAATTATGTTGTTTGGTATTAATTGTTTAAGTTGTGGATATATGTAATCGTTGAAAATTATTTCGTGTGAATCCGTGTTATAATGTCCGTTTTCTGGTATCGACTCGATTTTATTTTTTTTAATAAAATCCATGACGTTACCGTCAAGTATTGTCATTTTTTCTATTATGTGGTCATAACCAACCGATTGTGCCAATTCTTTAACATCAACAAACCAACTAAAAAAGATTATTTTTTTATTATAATGATTTGCTAAATATTGAATTGACATTAGTGTATGTAAAAATTTATATTTGGTGTTATAGTTTGAGGTATAAATGTAATTTGAAAACAAACTGTCAAATTTAACGTCAATATTTGTTTTTTCCTTTAGTCTTTTGTCATTTCCTTTACCGATGGCGGTATAGTATTTAGCCCCATTGAAAGAGGTTGGGTCGTCCAAGTTACAATCGGTTTTCACATTTAATCCATTAATATCTTCCATACCAAATACAAATCTAGATGGTTCTGTAAGTTGTAAAACAAAAAAATCTAAGTCGGGTTCGGTATCAAAAATGTATTTAATCTTCTCCACATTAGTTTCATTACCTCCTCCACTGGTTGATGATTTGATTATTTTTGCAGAGAACTTCTGACCCATAAATTTGTGCCATGGATAACCATAAGCCGCGGATGAATGTGAACATCCCCCAACCCCTATTTTCATGTTAATTCTTGATTTTTTATCTAAAATAGTTTATACTTTTAAAAATATAAGAAATAAAAAACAATAAACCAAAATATTTATAAAAAAACATTAATATCATGGCATGTGGATGTAAAAAGAAGTCTAACGAAACGACTCAACAAACAGCAACAATAAGAATGACGGAGAATTCATCGACACCTAACCCACAAACGGTTACCGTTCAAGAACAACAAGTTCAAGCAATTATCGATAGAATTAAAGAAATGACTAACTCACAAACGGAACAATAAAATCGTCCATTTGAACGATTTTGTAAAATATCGTCTAATTTGATGATATTTTTTTAAATAAATAATATATAAAAATATATATACTAATATGAAAGCAGAAATAAAATTAACAAGTGTTAACATCTTAGATGATGTTTATAAAAAATTTAAAATAAATTCAATTGAATGTTCACTTAACCTACAGAAATTGGTTAATCGTTCTTTAGATTTATATAATAAAGACGAAAAATTCAGGGAGGCAATAAATAACCATAATGGTTTAGCCGCTAGCGGTTCAAAGTTTTAATTAATGAAGAAAAAAATATTATTTCTATCCGATGATTTAAGAATGACCTCGGGTATTTCCACTATGTCCAAAGAGATAGTAATGGGTACGGTTGATAAGTTTGATTGGATTCAATTGGGTGCTGCAATTAGGCATCCTGAATTGGGTAAAATAATTGACATGAATGAGGATATTAGAAACAGAACTGGTGTCCAAGACGCAAATGTTAAAATAATACCTTGTAATGGTTATGGTGATATACACATTCTTCGTAAAATAATACAGGAAGAAAAGCCAGACGCTATTTTACATTTTACTGATCCACATTATTGGCAATGGTTGTACGATAATGAACATGAGATTAGACAACAGGTTCCTATTTTATATTACCACATTTGGGACAACATTCCCGACCCAAAATACAATAGAGATTATTACGAAAGTTGTGATTGGTTGGGTTGTATATCTAAATTAACATATGGTATTGTTAATCGTGTTGGTAAATTAAATGATAAGGTAACATATAAACCGTTAGAAGATTGGCAAATTAGTTATGTACCTCATGGGATTAATTCAGAAGTATTTAAACCGTTGGAAAGTATTTCAGTTGATGTCACCAACATGATTCATGGTAATAAAAAATATGACTTCGTATTATTTTATAACAGTCGTAATATAAGAAGAAAACTAACCAGCGACATTATTTTATCTTATAGATTATTTTGTGATAAGCTACCAAAGGAAGTGTCGGAAAAATGTTTACTCTTAATGCACACCAATCCTGTTGATGAGCATGGTACGGATTTATATTCTGTAATTGAAGAGCTGTGTGTTGATTATGATGTGAAATTCACTGAAAGTAAATTTAATCAAGACATATTGAATGAAGTATATAATGTTGTTGATTGTACAATTAACATTTCAAGTAATGAAGGATTTGGTTTATCCCCCGCAGAATCTTTAATGTCGGGTACCCCAATCATTGTTAGCGTAACCGGTGGATTACAAGACCAGTGTGGTTTTGAATATAGTTCAGATGATTATATTAAGATTGGTTCTATGCATCAATCAAACGATGGTGTGTCAGGTGATTGGGTTGTACCTATTTGGCCTTCGGCAATTAATCTAAACGGTTCAGTGTTAACGCCATATATTTTTGAGGATAGGGTTAACGATAATGAAGTCGCCGATGCCATTATGACAGTATACAATTGGGGTCGTGAAGAAAGAAAAGAAAGAGGAAAAAAAGGAAGAGAATTTATGATTAATAATTTATCTGATAAGATAATGTGTTCCAAGATGGTGGAAGGAATAGAAACCGCAATAAAAAACTTTACCCCAAGGGAGAGATTTAATTTATATAAAATAGTATGATGAAACCAGTATTATTATTTAGAGGACCAGTTAAAACAAGAAGTGGTTATGGTTCACATTCGAGAGATTTATTACAATCATTGTATGAAATGAACTTATTCGATATTAAAATTGATAGTTGTCCTTGGGGAAGTACTCCATCGACCGCATTAAATGAAGATAATGAATTTCATAAATGGATTAATAATAACATCGTAACACATGTTGATTCCAATCCCGACGTTTATGTACAAGTTACGGTTCCAAATGAATTCCAAAGAATGGGTAGATTTAATATAGGAATAACCGCGGGTATAGAAACAACAGTTGCACCTAAAGAATGGGTTGATGGTTGTAATAAGATGGACTTAGTAATTACCACTTCTAAGTTTTCAAAGGATGTGCTTTTATCTACAGTTTATAATGAAAATGATAAGACAACCGGTAAATTAGTTTCTCAACATAGAATTGTTAAACCAATCGAAGTGTTGTTTGAGGGTGCAGATACTTCAATATATAATAATAAATTTAATGGTTTAAATTTTGATATTAAGGAAGATTTTGCTTATCTTTTTGTTGGGCATTGGTTGAAAGGTGATTTGGGTCAGGATAGAAAAAATGTTGGGATGTTAATAAAATGTTTTTGTGAATCATTCAAAGACGAAATAGACAAGCCCGCATTGGTACTTAAAACATCTTCAGCAACATTCTCAGTAAAAGAAAGAGAAATTTTCAGAAAGAAGATTGAAAACCACGTAAGTGGTTATGAAAATCCTCCCTCGATATATCTTTTATTTGGTGAATTAACAGATAAAGAAATGAACGAATTGTATAATTATCCAAAAATTAAATCAATGGTGTCAATCACTAAAGGTGAAGGATTTGGTAGACCATTGCTTGAATTTACAATGACAGGTAAACCAATTATAGCATCTAATTGGTCGGGACATAAAGATTTTTTACCCATGGATAAGTCTGTAATGATTGGTGGTACATTAACTGATGTTCATGATAGTGCAATTGATTCGTTCATTATAAAAGGTTCCAAATGGTTTACCGCAAATTATAATGAAGTTATACAAGTATTAAAGTTAGTTAAAAACGATTACAACAATTTTCTTAATAGATCTGAAAAATTAAGAGAAGAGAATGTTAATAACTTCTCATTAGAAAAAATGAAAATTAAGTTTGAGAATATCTTAACCCCATATATTAATCAACCTAAAGAATATAAATTGGTGTTACCAAAGTTAGATAAAATTAATTAACAATGAGCTTCAAACTATTAAGAGGGAAAGAAGAATATAGTTTATTACAATTGGAACCTATGCAACAATTATCTCTAACAAGATATAATCCTCAAAATGTTGAATTTTGTTTTCAATTTGGTGACGAAGAACCGGTGGTATTTGGTAACGGACCCAATGAATGTTCAATTCATATAAGTCCAACAAACAATGGTAGTATAACATTTACTCAAAATAGTAATGTGTTTAAATTATTTGCAAGGGAGAGACAAGATGGTTAGGGAGTTTAAATTTTTTCATGGGATAACTATTGAATCGAATGAGATTCAAGGTATGGTTAGAAGATTACGTGCTCATTGGAGACCTGAACCTATTGAAGAAATATACATGTATCATGGAATTGACGCTACAACCGAACTAACTAGAATGTTGTCAGAAGAAATCTCAAGAAGTATTGATGAAGATATATTAAGGACGATAACTCAAAGAGCATAATATGAAAATAAGTTTTGCAATTACAGTTTGTAATGAACTGGAAGAAATAAAAAAGTTGGTCCCATTTATATTGAAACACAAGAGGATTGAGGATGAAATTGTTATTCTATATGATGAGAAGAACGGTAATCCTGAAATATTAGATTTCTTATTACCCCACAACATTAAACCAAATGTTCAAACATGGAGAGGGTTTGATTTTGAAGGTAACTTTGCCAATTGGAAAAACAAATTGAACGAATATTGTACCGGTGATTACATTTATCAAATAGATTCAGATGAAATGGTTAGTGAATATATTATTAAAAATCTTTATCAGATATTAGAACTAAACCCAAAGGTTGATTTAATTTTTGTTCCTCGTATTAATACCGTTAATGGTATAACTCAAGAACATATTGATAAATGGGGTTGGAGACTTAATGAAAAGGGTTGGGTAAACTTTCCTGATGTACAGGGACGAATATACCGTAAAGGTATGACTTGGTACGGTAAGGTTCATGAAAGAATAATCGGAGGTCAAAAATTCTCATCATTACCAAATGATGAAGAATATTGTATACAACATCATAAGACAATAGAACGTCAAGAAAAACAAAACAAATATTATAGTAGCTTATGAAAATACTAATAACAGGAGTTGCCGGACTATTAGGGTCTAGATTGGCAGATTACATTATAAAAAATTATCCTGAAGTTGAGATTGTCGGTATTGATGATTTAAGTGGTGGTTATTTTGAAAACATAAACCCAAAAGTTGAATTTTGGAAAATGAATTTGGTTAATTGTAATTTAGATAAATGTTTTAATGAACATAAATTTGATTACGTTTATCATTTCGCAGCGTATGCTGCAGAAGGTTTATCTCCATTCATTAGAAGTTTTAACTATCAAAATAATTTAGTGGCAACTTCTCGTATCATAAACGAATGTATTAAACATGACGTTAAAAAATTGATATTCACGTCAACATTGGCCGTTTATGGTCATGGTAATGGTGGTATATTTGATGAGAACCAGATACCAAAACCAATAGATCCGTATGGTGTTGCCAAATATGGTTGTGAAATGGATATTCAAATTGCTGGTGAACAACACGGGTTAGATTGGTGTATTATTAGACCACATAATGTTTACGGGGTCAAACAAAACATATGGGACAAATATAGAAATGTATTAGGTATTTGGATGTTTCAATATATGAACAACGAACCAATGACAATATTTGGTGATGGTAATCAGACGAGAGCTTTCAGTTTTATAGATGATTCATTAGAACCATTATGGAAATCATCACAAAATGAAAAGACATCTAAACAAATTATTAATTTAGGTGGTATTGAAGAGTATTCAATAAATCAAGCTTGTGAAATTTTAAGGAGTATTTTACCAAATAGTGGTAACGTGATTCATAAAGAATCAAGACATGAAGTAAAAAATTCAATTCCGACATTTCAAAAATCGATTGACTTGTTAGATTTTGAACATAAGACAGATTTAAAAGAAGGTCTAACAAAAATGTGGGAGTGGGCACAAAAACAACCTAAAAGAGATAGGTTTGTGTGGTCAGAATATGAATTAGAAAAAGGAATTTATTCGTTTTGGAAAAATAAAACAACAATATGATAACTGTAGGATTCTCAACTAGAAAAGATAATCAAGAATTTATTGATTACGTTACTAAAACTTGTGGCGTTAATAAAATACAAGTAATTCAAAAAATAAACAATGGTGAAAAATCATTATCGGAAACGTACAACGAGATTATTAACGAATCGATTAACGATATTATAGTTCTTTGTCATGATGATATACTTTTTGAAAATAAAAATTGGGCAAAAAATTTATTAAAGAATTTTGAAAAGTCAGATTACGGTATTTTAGGATTGGCCGGATCAATTGTTATGCCGTCCTCAGGTAAATGGTGGGACAATACATTAAACATGAGAGGGATTGTTAACCATCAAAAAGATGGTAAGAAATGGGAATCGAAATACTCATCGAATGAAGGTAAAATTTCTAACGTAGTTGTTGTTGATGGGTTATTCATTTCATTACATAAAGGTAGAATTAAAGAGACTTTTGATACTGAAATGCCGGGGTTTCATTTCTACGATTTAAGTTTTTCATTTTCTAATAGTTTGAAAGGTGTGAAGGTTGGTGTTACTTATGATATTAGAGTTACACATTTATCGTTAGGAGAAACACCGACTCAATGGGACATCAATAGACAATTGTTTGTTGAAAAACATAAAGATAATTTACCATTAAAGTACGAGGAGGTTGGGGACTTGACAACATTTGTTATGTGTCATGACCAAAAAATTATAAAGTCAAATTTAGAATCCGGTAAATTTAAAAGTTTGGGTAATGTGGTCTTTATGTATGTTGGTAAAGGTGAGTTCACTGAATTAGAAAAATATCCTGAAGTTATTATTGTTAGAGATTTGAAACATAACATTGAGCAGTATCCATTATTCACGGCGTTCACTGCGTGGTATGCAATATGGAGACAAGGTCTATGTAAAACCAAATACATCAACCTATTGGAATATGATGTTAATTTAAAAGAAGATTATTCGTTAAACTTAAAAAACATTTTATTAAAACATAAACCAAAAATTGTTGGTTACTTTCCATTAGAGATGAGAAATTACCATTACATAATGAATTCAGGTTGGGTTAATTCTATTTTTAAAGGTATTCAATCTGTTTATAAATTAGATATGTTTAAAATTATTGTGGATATTGTTAACAAGGAAAATGCTGCGGGTAAAGAACCTGTTTGGGCGACTACTAACAATGTTTGTTTTGATTATTCTTTCTTTGACAAATACATGAGATGGGTTTCTCCATTAATAAGTCACATGAAGGACGATGTCAATTGTGGTCACAACCAAGAAAGAGCCGTGTCGTTCTTTTGTTTATTAACAAATACGCCAGTTTATTTCTATCAAGGTTATTTGGAACACGTTCAAGCAGATTCACACGGAACACAAGGTCATGAAGTAACTAAAAAAATTGAATTGTAATATGAGATATATAAGTTATTCTTTATGGGGAGATAATGAACTATATAACATTGGAATGGTTAAAAACGCCGAACAAGTACCTGAAATATATCCGGATTGGCAGATGATAGTCTATTATGATAATTCAGTACCAACAGAAACCCTTAACATTTTAGAAAATTTAAATGTTAAATTAGTTAATGTCGATGGTCACACTCATGGTATGTTTTGGAGATTCTTTGCGTCCGATTTGGTTGATTGTGAATATGCGATTTTTAGAGATGGAGATTCAAGATTATCAACTCGTGAAAAAATGGCGGTTGATGAGTGGATTGAGAGTGGAAAAACAATTCATGTTATGAGAGACCACCCCGCACATCAAATACCATATGGTAACAATGGTTTAGGTATACTAGGTGGTATGTGGGGAATTAAAGGTAACACAATACCAATGAAAGATTCTATCGAAAACTTCTCCAAAAATAAAACGATGGGATATGGTATAGATCAAACTTTTTTAAAAACAATATATAATGTGTTTGAGAATGATAGATGTACACATGATGATTTTTTTGAAAAGAAACCATTTCCAATAAAAAGAGAAAATGGTAGGTTTATTGGTGAGAGAATGAACGTTAACGATGAACCATTGAACAATGATTATTTAGCGATATGATGAAAATTTTATACGTAATTATGCATACCCAAAATCAAAATGAACGGTATGATAATGTAATGAATACATGGGGTGGAGATGTTGATTGTATATTTTATTCTGACCATGAGGATTTTGATAAAAATATAATTAAATCTTCAAATGATTCAAGTTATAAATCAAACGAAGAAAAGTTTTGTAATATTTTAAATTTAATACCCAATAGATATCAAAATTATGATTGGTTTTTGTTTTGTGATAATGATACGTTTGTTAATACAAAATTACTATCTGAAAAAATAACAGATTTTGATGAAAATATTGTTTATGGTCAGGAATTAAATACATATCATTCCGATAAATCATTGTACTATGTATCGGGAGGTGCCGGAAAATTGGTTAGTAATAAAATTTTACAATTAATTAAAGGTAACGTTCCTAATAGAAAGACCACATACGCTGACGTTACGTTGGGTTATGCGTTAAGAGAACTAAACATATCAATACAGGATTACCCATTATTCAAATCTCAACCACCCGAATATTACAAAATTAATGATAATGATGTACAAAATTTCATTACTTTTCATTATATTAAGACAACCGAATTAATGAAAAAGTTATACAATTTGACTAAATGAAATTTTTTAATATAGACTTACATATCTCTATCATAGCCGATATGAGAAAAATATTTAATGACTTAGGTCATGAAGTTACTGATTGGTCTTTATCTGACCACACGTGGGTTTTCAATAGAGAACGAACATCTATACCTATATTAAATGGTGGTCGTTGGAGAAACATGAGTCCATCTCAATTCTCAGACGAGTTTTATGACACATATAAAGACGAGTTAAAAGACTATGATGCATTCATTGTAACGTATCCACCTCCATTCTCATTACTTTATAAACATTTTGATAAACCAATTATTATTAATAATCCAATTAGATATGAATGGCCATTCTCGTTTAGAAAAAACGATTGGGAATATTTTAATGATTTCTTAAGAGATGGTGTTGATAGTGGTAAAATTATATTAGTAGCGAATAACCTTTATGATAAAAAATACATGGAGGATTTTATCGAAAGAGAGGTTAGACACATACCAAGTATTTGTGATTACTACGGTGAATACTATCAACCGGAACGTGAGGATTATCTATATTACTCTAAAGGTAAAATTAACGAACTCACGTCACCTAACATCACATACAAAGGTGATGTATTCACATCACATAAACATAAGGACTTAACTAAGTTTAAAGGTATTATTCACATGCCGTATCAGATATCTTATATGTCGATATTTGAACAGTACACCGCAAACATTCCATTGTTCGTACCAACAAAAGATTTCCTTATTGATTTATATAAAAAAGGTTATTCTGGTATTTTAAAAGAAATATCGTGGAATGGTGATTTAGGTCGTGGTGGTAAATCTGTAATAGATTATAAAGGGAAATTTGACCCGAATGATTATACAAACCATGACAGTGTTTATGAATGGTTACAGTATTCGGATTTCTACGACACAAAATGGATGCCACATATACAACAATTTGAATCGTTCGAGCATTTAAATAAAATGGTCAACGAAGTTAATCCAAATGAAATTAGTATTAACATGAAACTATTCAATGAACAAAGAAAAAAATTAATCTACGATATGTGGAATGACTTAATAAAAACAAAAATATAATGAAGATTTTAATTACGGGTGGATTAGGTTTTATTGGTATAAACGCAGCAAAGTATTTTTCAACAGATAATGAAATCCACATCGTCGATAACGTTTCTCGTAAAGGTAATATGGAAAACTATGAAACGATTTCAAATAATAAAAATATCACGTTACATGTTAAAGACATACGTAACTTCTTTGATATAGAGGATGTGTTTAAAAAAATACAACCTGACGTTGTTCTCCATTTAGCTGGTCAAGTTGCTGTTACATTTTCAGTAACAAACCCAAGAGAGGATTTTGAAATAAATGCATTAGGTACGTTTAATATATTGGAATCTATAAGACTTCACTCACCTAATACGACGTTGTTATTTGCATCAACAAACAAAGTATATGGTAACTATCAAAGTGATTTAATTGAGGAAGAAAAGAGATATTCATATGTATTCGATGGTGGTGTAACTGAAGAAACTCCGTTAGATTTTCACTCACCTTATGGATGTTCAAAAGGTTCTGCAGACCAATACGTTAGAGATTACAGTAGAATCTATGGATTAAAAACGGTAGTGTTAAGACAATCATGTATCTACGGTCAAAATCAATTTGGTATTGAAGATCAGGGTTGGGTTGCTTGGTTTACAATTGCATCAACATTCGGTAAAAAGTTCTTTATCTATGGTGATGGTAAACAAGTAAGAGATGTTCTACATATTGACGACTTAATTAATCTTTACGAAACAATAATTAATAACATAGATAAATGTAAAGGTCAAATATTCAATGTTGGTGGTGGTGAAGACAATACATTATCATTGTTAGAGTTATTGAATACATTGGGTAAACAAAATACGTTGAACTATCAATACAGTGATTGGAGACCAGGTGACCAAAAAATATACGTAAGTGATATTACTAAACTAAAGAACACAATTGGTTGGACCCCTAAAATTGGAGTGGAAGAAGGTTTGGAAAAATTACAGAAATGGGTTAGTGTTAATAAAGATATATTTGTAAAATTAAATTTGATTTAAATGAAAAAAATATTGGTGTTGGGTGGTGGCGGTTTTATTGGTGGTCACCTTTCTAAAAGATTAAAAGATGAAGGTCATTTTGTTAGAGTGGTTGACATTAAAAATCATGAATACTTTAATGAAAATGAATTTTGTTCTGAATTTATTTTAGGTGATTTAAGAAATCCGAATTTTGTGTCAAAAATAATGTTTGCTCCTAATCAATCAACAACAGAAGTTGGTGCTTTCGATGAGGTATATCAATTGGCGGCGGACATGGGAGGTGCTGGTTATATTTTTACCGGTGAAAACGATGCGAATGTTATGCACAATTCTTCATTGGTTAATTTAAATGTTTTACATTACGCAACTTCAATGGGTGTGAAGAAAATATTTTATTCATCATCAGCGTGTATGTATCCTGAACATAATCAATTAGACCCTAACAATCCTAATTGTGAGGAATCTTCCGCATACCCCGCGAACCCTGATTCTGAATATGGTTGGGAGAAATTATTTAGTGAAAGACTTTATTTAGCGTACAATAGAAATTATGGTATCGATGTAAGAATTGCTCGTTTTCATAATATCTTCGGTCCTTACGGAACTTATAAAGGTGGTAAAGAGAAAGCACCTGCCGCAATATCTAGAAAAATTTCTGAAGTGTTAAATGGTGGTGAGATTGAAGTGTGGGGTGATGGTGAACAAACTCGTTCATTCTTATATATTGAGGAGTGTCTTGAGGGTGTAATTAGATTAATGGATTCCAACTTTACAGGTCCCGTTAATATTGGTAGTGATGAAATGGTTACGATCAATCAACTAGTTCGATATGTTACCGACATTAGTGGTAAGGAAGTTTATGTTAAACATATTGATGGACCTACAGGCGTAAGAGGTAGAAATAGTGATAATAATTTAATTAACGAAAAATTAGGATGGCAACCCACTCAACCATTGTACGATGGTTTAATAAAAACATATGAGTGGATTAACAAACAACCAAAGTAATGGATATAACTTTTGTATTGGCGGTTTTAAATAAATTAGATTTAACAAAAAATTGTTATAATCATCTTCGTGAATTATATCCAAAAACACCCTTGGTTATTAGTAGTGGTGGGTCAACTGATGGTACTAAGAATTGGTTAGAGGAGATATCGGAAATAGATGATTATGTAACCATATTTCACGATGACGATAGATTAACATTTTCTGACACATACAATGTTGGGATAAAATTAGTTGACACTGAGAAATTAGTTCTCATACATAACGATATGGTTATAGGTAAAGGATTTTTAGAGTCAATCGATAGACTATTAAAACCCAATATGTTGTTATCATACACAACAATCGAACCTCCCATATTTGCCGGACATAAAAGACCAGGTAAAGTTATAATAGATTTAGGTTCTGGATTTGAAAACTTTGACAAATTCCACTTCGATAGTTATGTTAACCAATGGAAAGATGGTGACAATCTTTATGATGGTGCTGTATTCTTTATGAGTGGTTATAAAAAAATGTTCGAGGATGTTGGTTACTTTGATGGGTTTAGTTTTGTTCCTGCCTTTTGTGAGGACGATGACTTTTTAATCCGTGCGAAACTAAAAGGGTATGAGTTGAAGACATGTGATTCCGCAATAACCTATCATTTTGTTTCGCAGACATCTAGATTTAGTGATGACTATAAAAATGACAGATTAAAAATTGAAATGTCTTCTAATAGAAATTTTGTTAGAAAGTGGGGATTACCAATACACGGATTTAATCAAGTTAGATATTGGGAAGAAAATACATTTACATATAATACTTTCACTATGGGATTAAAGACTCGTAATAAAAGTTTACTGTACAATGTGGAACCATTCTTTGATAAGATTGATTTAGGGTTGATTCCTGACGACTATATTGAAAATGAACAGAAGAATACTCGTTATGATTTAAGGTCTAAATTTACTCTTACAGATGGTGTTGATGTAATGATTACGGAAACGTCTCCATTTACAGAAGAGGATATCTCTATGTTACAATTAATAAGATTATCAATACCTTATTACGAACCTGGTGAATATAAAACAGGTAATATGTTAATAAAAATTAATAGACAGATTTAATTTTCAGAACCGAACGCGTATATTCCGAGATGTTTAATATCCATACTTAAAATGGTATCAATTAAAACATCGTATCCTAAATCTCTTAATTTTTTAAGTAGATTAAAATCTTCACCATACCAATCTTGACTGTCTTCCTTGTATGTAAATTCAAAATATGGTTTTTGTAGTTTGTCAAATGTGTTCAATTTCATTAACATACAACCCATACCGACTCCCTCAACCTTTATTAATTCATCTTTAGGTTCTAAAGGAACCCAACTGTCCCAATTTGTTAAGTCAGTGTATGCTACTGTCTTTAAAGGTTTTGCTCGTTTCATGTAATTACATGCAACAATATCCTTATTATGTTCTAACAGTCTTAATGCAGTGGTTGATGGAAACATCATGTCACTATCTAACCACAAAACATAATCAGAACGAACTTCTTTTGCTTTCTCAATTAGTTTTTCACGTTGATTTAATAATATAGTATTTGAATCAAAAAATAAATACGTATCAATTCCCGCTTCGGATGTTGTTCTAACTAATTGTGTTAAACAGTATGCGAAATGTGAATGTACAGTATCTCTTGTTGGAACAAGTATAGATAATTTTATGGGTTTAACGTCCCACATTGAACTATTATTTAATGATTTTTTCATGTACCAGGAATATTATTTGATGAGTTATCAGATTGAAATGTTATATTTCTTGCTGCAGTTACCATTTCCTCAACTCTTTTAGAAATAAGTTGAAAATCTTTTATGGGTAGGTTACTAATGGTTGTATATGTTAGTCTTGAATAGGTGTTTGTTAGAAGGATATCAACCGCAGCAATTCTTGCCCACTTCTCAATAAGACACATTCTTAAAATGTTTTCGTCCCCATTCAACATACCTTCAATACGAACTTTATCGTATGTGTTTAATATTTCGGTAAGTATCTGATGTTCCTTTCTATAATAAGGTATAAAATACAAAAAATACGTTAATCTGAGACGTTTAATAAACTTGATGAGTCTTTCTCTATCAAAGTTTATTCCGTTCCATTTAACGTATTGTAATTCGTATTTTGAAGGATAATTCTTATACGTAAGATTCATACGTATAATATAAATAAAATTTATTAAAATGTAAAATTAATAAGTACCTGTTGTTTCTAAACCACCAAAACTCGCACCTTCGTCGGTTTGTGAGCCTGAGGCAATACCCGCCACACCTGATGTTGATCGACCACGACCTGTACCTAATTGCGCGTTTAGTGCCACTTGTGTAGTGGCATTTGGGATGACTCCAAGAGCCACCCCAATTCTACCCATACTTACTTCACTTCCTGTTGTAGGTATTAAACCCATAACTATTAATTTGTTTGATTAACTAAACTCGCGTTTAACCTTTATTATTTTATTTTTTCTTCTAAAGCTTCAACACGATTCAATAATTCTTTGTTTGTTTGAATTAACAATGCAACTAATTTTTCGTATTTAACAGCCATATAACCATTGTCTCTTGTTGTTACAATTTCAGGTAAAACTGCGTCAATTTCTTGTGCAATAACCCCTATATCGTGACCTTCGTTCTCATGAACACCTGGC